GTCTAAAAGCTCTAAACAATACTCTTTAAGAACAGGCTGTTCTATTTTAGAGCATGCGTTATAAAGCGCCTTCCTTCTACCTTGTGCGTAATCAATACGCTTGTACTGTTCCGTTTTCTTTAGCTCGTTCAGATATTGAACAGCCTTGACAAGATGTTCATTTTCAGAACACTTTGCGGTGTTCATAATTGTGTCATCTTTTGAGTCAATATGTTTGATAAGTGAACACTTTCCAATTGCTTTTGCCTGTTTTTCACTTATTTTGAACAATTTGTCCTCTTTTGATACACTCGAAACTGTCCCGTTTACGTTCATTTTTTCCATTTTAAATCACTCCTGTTTGTATAATGTCAGTACATAATGTACTGCAATGGAACATGTACGGATTTTTGGCGTACTTATCCCGTTGCAAGACACTATGTTCTTCAATTAAACATACTGTATTAATATAGAATTTCCAATGTCCAGATTGTACTGAAAATGTACACAGGATAGAAACCACTATCCCGAAATGGAACTACCGCACCAATGTTAAACAAAGTGTACGGATACCGAACGTTTATCAGATAAGTGTAATAAAAACGAACACATAAAAACCATTATGTATTATTCTAGGACATAAAAACCATTATGTACTATATAAGAACACTTTGTTCTGAAACCGAACAGTATTTGATTTTTAATGTACAATAGTGTCAGAACAGAGGACACGTTGAATGACTGTCATCCTTTCCTTAACTATAGATATATTATAACACACCTGTTGAAAAAAATCAAACGTACTTTTTTCACAAGCTTCTCAATCCCAATGGTTTCAAGGGCTAGAAACTTTTAAAAACTCTACATTTTTATTTTATTAAATTACGGTTCGCAAACGCTGTGTTTATCTGTAGCCCTTTGTTACTGGTATCTACGGAGTGGGCAAATTGTATTAAATTACAAAAGTTTTTTTAAAAAAGTTTAGATAAATATTTTTTTCACGTAGACGCTTTTTAAATGTATTACTTTATTCAATTATTTTGTATAAAAAGTTTGTTTTAAGTATTATTTTAAACAAAGAATTGTTTTACAAAACAAAGGTTTTTGTATTACGTTATTCAAAATATGTATTACGTTATTCATACAAAGTATTACGTTATTCATGCAAAGGGTCACCCCCTTTTTGATAAAAGTATTACGTTATTCAACAAATTCTTTGAATTTTGTATTACACCCCTCTGATTGATGTATTACGGGATAGGGTACCGGTAACCCCTTTTTTTGACAACATAATTTTTAAAACTTTCCACTAAAACACACACATTTGTAGTCAATATAAAAGATTTTGTTTAGACTAGACATACTACAAACGTTGAGACAAATGATTTAAAGTAATTGTTAAGACTAAAGCAATTCTTTAACAAAAATATTTCAAATATTGCGTGGCGACGAAGATTTTATCAAACATTAGTTTAGTATATTTTGTATAAAAAGAGTGTTGTTAAAACTAAACAGTTTATATTTAAAAAGAATAGTTAGTTATAACCTAACTAATTAGTTAAGTTTGTTTATAAATTCACTTTTGTAAAAACGAAAATGGTTTTTCAGAAAAAAATGGTAAAAATTTTTTAAAAACTAAGGTGATATAAACGTATTTTTCTGGCTAAAATAAGTAAAATTTATGTTATTTATACAGGTTTTTCTATGTTACTACCAAAAAAAGTTTTTTACTAAAAGCTAGTGTTTTCAAGGGTTATAGAAGAGTGTAAAAAATAATTAAAAAAAGTTTGATGTACTTGAGTGTAAAAACCACGCTATAATAATGAGAGAGAGATTACAAGCCCCTTGGAAAGGGGTTGGGGATTGACAACAGTTAAAATAAAAACAAATAAAATCTCTAACAAGTGAATCATTATTTACGATAGTAAATTGATTTACAAGATATTAAATGTAATCTAAACAAATAAGAAATAAGAAAGGAATAAAATATGAGTCCAGAAAAAACTATAAAAGTAGAAGTTGAATTAAAAGTAAATGACAACTTAACTCTAGACGAATTAAACAAAGAAATAGAAGTGAAAATATATGAAATAGACGAACTTTCTAGTGGAGAAATAATAAGTATAGAAGCAATAAGAGAAATAGCTAAGAAATATCTGGAATCAGCATACCTGCTTGAGAATGCGGAGGTTGAACCAGAATATGTCAATTAACATTGTGTCAACAAAAGAAGTTGAAAAAATAGAGTGTGCTTATCAAGAGTTGGAGGATATGGTGAGACAGAATAAGGGAGCTACCATACAATTGTAGACCAGAATAAGCTTAATAAAAAGATAGCGAGTAAAACACTACGACGGACGTATCCGATTAAATGAGTGTCAATTACTTGCTTTTTTTTATGTAAAATACAGAAAGGGGATTTTCAAATGATAGTAGATTATGCAATTAGTCCAGAACATCTTCCTTCTGATAGACAGGTTTGGTTAATGAGTCGTAACATGGAAAAAGATGGATTAGAAGTTAATTTATCTATCATGAGAGGTCTAGAGAAAGGTGAAATAAGATATGAAAAAGGTGTTTTAAAAAAATTATGTAGACATTGTTTTGATTACCACGAGCCTTCAGACTTTGTTAAAAATACAAGGTACGTGTTAGGAGTTCATTACATTTGTAAGAAATGTACAAACCTTAGAAGAAGGATAAAGAAGTATGGGACAGTAAGTTTTGTTACAGAGGTAGGTATAGAATCGGATCCTATACATTTTGAAGCAAACTTAAAAGAATCAACAAAAGAAATTTTAAAAAGAAGTTTTTGAAGGAGTAGTCGATTTGAGTAAATTTATTAAAGAAGAATTTGACTATGCAGTACCGCTAGAGGATGAAGCTTTAGAGAATTTTGTACAGGAATACTATAGATTGGATACAGTAGAAAAAGTCTGGAACGAAACAGAAAGAAAGCATAGAGCTTATATTCATGCTTTTCCAGAAGATATTTCAACTAAGAGAAGCATTGTTTTGCAGTATTGCAATAAAGTTCTTAGAAGAAAAACTGTTACCGCTAGGCTAGAGTATTTGTATGACGAATATGGTACTGGTGTAGAGAATAAGATTAAGTGGAACAAAAGAAAGGCTGAAGATGTTTTACTTGAAGTGATTAGTGGCGGTAAAGACGCAGACAGAATAAAAGCTGTTTCTTTATTAAACGAACTTAGAAAAATAGGTGTTGAAGAAGATGTGGAATCTAAAATAGATACCGTATCCGCTTTCTTTGCCAAGTTTGGAAAGGATAAATAAGTGGACGCTAGAGCTGGTGCATTTCTTGAACTAGCGCAAGAGAAGTACCGTAACAATCCGATAGCGTTTGCTAGAGAAGTTATAGGAATAGATTTAACAAAACAACAGAGCGTTGCTCTAACTGCGTTAGCAGAATCAAGAAAAGTTGCTGTAAAGTCTGGGCACGGTACAGGTAAATCTTGTGTAGAAGCCATAGGTTCCCTGTGGTTCCTAACTACAAGACCAATGAGTAGAGTTGTTTTAACAGCTCCATCAGCTAGACAACTTTATGACGTGCTTATGGCAGAAGTAAGAATGTGGTATTTAAATTCAATATTAGCTGACTTTGATTTGTTTAGATTCACAAAGGATAAGATAAGGATAAACCATGAAGAGTATGAAGATGTATGGTTTGCTACTTGTGTATCCGTTAGCAATCCAGAGAATCTTTCTGGAATGCATGCAAAAGATATATTGGCAATAGTCGATGAGGGAGCAGGTGTAGACTCTGAAATATTTGTAAGGCTTGAAGGAGTTCTTACAACAGAAGGAGCTTATATGGTTACTTGTGGAAACCCTTCATTCCAGAGTGGATATTTTTATGATATTTTTCACGAGTACGCAGAACAATATTCTTTGTTTACTTTTAATTGTGAAGAATCTGAAAATGTAGAACAGGAATGGATAGACTATATGGCTGAAAAGTATGGAAAAGATTCTAATATTTATAAGGTTAGGGTTCTTGGTGAGTTTGCTCCTATGCATGAATCAATAATAATTGATAGAGACGCATTAAAGCTTTGTTACGAAAGAGAAGGATTGGAAGATAGAAGTGTGGTATACTTAGGTATAGATGTTTCATCAGGAGAAAGCAACGACCTGTCTGTTATAAGTGCTAGAAGTGGAACTAAAGAACTTAGAAGAGAAAAATATAAACTTAAAATTAAAGACTTTTTTAGAAAAACTATGTCTATAATAAATGAATATAGTTATCATTATCGTTCTGTTGTTGTTAATATAGATACAACTGGTTTAGGTTTTCAAATAGGACAAGACCTAGAAGAAGCTTATTACTATGATGATACAGTAGAAATAAATAGGATAAACTTTTCTAACAGAGCTGTAAGAAACGAGGAATACGGGAACGTTTTTACTGAAATGATTTTTGGTTTTAAAGAAAAGATGGACACTATTGAACTTTATAACGGATTAGAAGATAGTGTTTTAGATGAAGATTTATCAGCAAGAAGATTTACTTTTGATTTTTCAAATAGATTTTTAGCTGAAAAGAAAAAAGAAATAATAAAAAGAATAAAAAGGTCTCCAGACGAAGGAGATGCTGTACTATTGGCGTTCTATGAAGAAAGTGAAGGTGCTGAAATCACCGAAAGATTTGTAGTGGAGGGCGGATGGTAATTAGGAACAAGGAGGTTATTAATGTCGTCCAATTCAAAAGCTAAGAATACCACAAGTGGGGCGGAAGAAACTATAAATGATACTATTTATGTTACAGTTGCTGGAGATTACTACAATTCTGAAATGTATTCTGAAGAAACTCAAGTTATATCAGAAATATTTGATGAAGTAATACCTGTATTTAATGCAGTGCCTAAAGTAGTTAATATAGCTACTGCTCTTTCTGTTGGTGGGGAATTAGAGATATTAGCAGAAGATACTGATTTTGTACAAAGTTTTATAGACGCAACTAATTTTAATGAAGAAAAAGCTCTTATGGCGAGAGATCTCATATTAGGTAAATCATTACTTGTTGAGATAAAGCAACCTGTAGACGAAGAGGATCCAGATTCTTACGGAGAGTTTGGTTATAAAATTTCTTATTATACTCCAGACGATTATGAAATAATAAGTGTAGGAAACGAAATAATATATGCAAAATTAACAGGAGTAAAGTATGTGTTCGATGAAGATTCTGAAGAGTTTGAAGAAGAAGAAATAGAAAAGTTTTATATAAAAACTTCTGACAAAGCTTACTCTTATATAACTGATAGTGATGGTGAGAGAAGTGGAGAATTAGAATATCCTTCTGGTAAATTACCTTTAGTTGAAATGAACACTACTTACGATATGAAACAATTATTTTATTCTGTAGATAGGCATAACGAATTTGAAGCTTACATAAGAAATATATTTTATCTTGCTGGAGAGCCTATAGTTGTAGGTACAGGTATAGATAAGATAAATACAAAAGATTCTGAATTGATAACTACAGACAGGTACAAAAAACAAAGGTACCTTTATACCAAATCTAAAGACGCTCAGTTGCAACTTTTAGAGATACAAGGAAACTCTGCTAAAACTATGATAGAGAAACAAGCTGAGATAGTTAAGAATATAATAAAAGATTATCCAGAGTATTCCATATCGGAAGTACTTTCTGGTTCTAACGTTTCAGAAGAGACGACTAGAATTAGATTGACTGAAGTATTGTCTAGAATAACAGAAGTTAGAGATACTTTAGAAAAAGGTTTTAATGATATAATAGAAGTTATAGCATATCTAAATGGTTTAGAAATAGAAGAAAAATATGTTACTCTTGGTAATATGTTAGATACAAACGTTTCTGAAGTTATAACTACAGTAGTTACAGCTCTTGAGAATAATTTAATTTCTAGAAGAAGTGCTATGTATCAGATAAAAGATATTTTTATTGCTAAAGATGTAAATAAAGAAGCAGAGAGAATAATAAATGATGATACTGGTGTAGAAGAATATATAAGTTCTAAAAGTGTATCAACAGACACACAAGAAAATGTTGTTGTTGAAGAAGTTATTGAAACAGACGAAGATGTGCAAGAGTAATATAAGGAGGAACAATGGATAAAGAAACACTAGAAAAGTATTTGCAAGAAAAGTTAGGAGAATCTTTTGAAGAAGGTCTTTTAGACGAACTTGATTTTGAAACTGAAGA